CCTAGATACATCATCGACCGACTTCGGCCGTACTAAATAAATGACCTCGACGGATTGGGCCGGCCTTTGCGTTGCCATAATTACAATAATTACCGCATTCGCTGGCTCTATCCGTTGGTTAGTCAAGCATTACCTCAACGAACTAAAACCGAATTCGGGATCTAGCCTGAAAGACTCCGTTACACGATTAGAGGCCAAGGTCGAAATCTTGTACGAAATGATGCTACAAAAGAAATAATCAACCCTTCCGGCGAGTCGGTTCTTGCGCTCTGTCGGTCCGTACCCTTACCCTTTTAGGGTCGATATCAGATAGGTACGACATTAAGGGCTACGATGATAGAAATTACGTGGGGCCTCCAGCTTATTTACTTGCTGGGGATGATGAGCCCTATTCTGTTTATTGCAGGATGGGCCAAGGGTTATAAAGATGGCCGTAAAGAAGGCCAATGGGTAGGCAGACACCAAGCCGAAAAGAGCTTTAGAAATGATCGTTAAAGCTCCCGAAGGTCGCTGGTGCGATTACTGTAAATTACAATGGGGCAAGGTTAAATATCCCGGTCCGGGTCAAAATCAATGGCATCTTAAAGCCATGACCCCAGCCGTCGTACTTTGCATCTCAGAAACTCCGTTAGGCAAAAATAACGAACGTGCCTACTGCGCTGAACACCGGGCCGAATTAAGCGAATGGGCCCAAGATGAAGTCTGGCCTTTGGTGGATCAGATGGAATATGTGCAAAAGCTTGACCCTAAACAACTACGAAAGGATTTAGAAGCTAATGTTCAACTTAAACGATTATGAGGATGTGGCTACAAGGATTAAAAGGGTCCACGATAACTTTCCAATGGTCCGTTTTAACATCCGTGAGCTGAAGGTAGATCACCAGGCCGGCTATTGCTACGCCGTAACTGAAATCTATCGGGATGCCAACGATGCGACTCCAGCTGCCGTAGATGTGGCTTACGAGGCTCGTAGCGATCGTGGCGTAAACCGGGACTTCTGGGTAGAAAACTGCATTACTTCGAGCTACGGCCGTACCGCCGGGCTATTACTTGGCACCGATAAACGACCTACCCGTCAAGATATGGAAAAGGCTCAAAGCAAAATAATGGAGCCTGTAAAAAGCGATATTAACGGGACTAGCCGAGTAGCTGCAGAGCCGGTGGCTAATGCCATGGCGTTATTGGTCGATCAACTTGGCGCAGAAGAAATCGAGAAGCCACCGATTTGTAATCACGGTGCGATGGTGCTTAAGAAAGGATCCAAGAATGGCCGGGATTACCACGGCTATACCTGCCAATTAGGCAAGACCTCAGAGTCATGCGAATCGATCTGGTACAAAGTCGGATCAGACGGTAAATGGCATGCACCTAAAAAACCGGCCTTTGAAGTTAAAGCTGGTAGATCGCTAGTTACCGAGATGTTACATGGTGAATCATGAGCCAAGAAAACACCGAAGCACTTACTCGCTTAAAGTATGAAGAGCGAGGAGTCAAGTACGCCATCGCTCAGCTTGAACATCATCGAAGAAGCTTGGTCGATTCATTAAATATCTATGATGGATACGATCAAGATAAATTAGTGGCGATAGCTGCAATTAGTGAAATGATTCAGATAATCGAAATGCATGCTCGGCACGATGGGTTAATTGCATGATAAAACTATTAAAAACTACCGAAAGGAAAATAAATGGGCTACGTTGAATTTACTACAGGAGGTATCGCTTACAGAATGGAAGGCGGAGCCGTGGTATCGGCTTTACCAGCTAAGAATTGTGATGCTTGCTTTATGGATGTAATGCCGGATGGCGGAATCGAAATACGTAACGCTGATAAAGAGGTCGTCTTATGGATCTGCTCCAAGTGTCGCAAGTCGTAAGGGTCATTCTGGACTACTCGCAAGAGCAAGAAGCTCATCGGGTAGGGTTCAGAAGAATTACAGAAGTTCAGGCCAAAGTCGATGCACCATCACGGCGTAATAAAGGCGTTAATTATCACGAAGCCGTTATGGAATCTAGCGAAGCGGTAGGTGCAGAAATAGCTGTAGCTCAATACTTTGGCATCGCTAACTTTGTACCGTCGGTTAATACTTTCAAGAATGAGGCCGACATAGGGGCCAAGATTGAAGTTAAGTGGACCAAGTACACAAATGGCCACTTAATCTTGACTAATAACGATCGATCCAACGATATAGCTGTATTGGTTACGGGCAAGAGTCCGGTTTACGACATAGCCGGCTGGATACCTATCCACATGGCCAAGAAGCCACGTTATCGTAATCAAGATGGGTCATTCTGGATAGATCGACCTAACCTATTCCCTATCGAAGATCTAAAAAGGAGCATATATGGCGATCGTTCGCTTTAAATGCCGAATCTGTAAATCAACCATAACGGGCAAGGTGGTGGCGGAATTTTCGGAGCTTCTGCCACCGGGCCTAAAGTGCGTCGAATGTAGTAAATGTGGCGTACTCGGTATCGAACTAAACCCAGAGGTGGTTAATGATGAACAATGAGTACTTGGATCTGGATATGGGCGCAGACATTGTGGATAACCAGACTAGCGATGATTACTATACGCCACCATCTGTATTCGAAGCTTTGGGCCTAGAGTTCGATTTAGACGTAGCTGCGCCTGTGGATGGTATTCCATGGCTACCGACTAAAAAGCATTACAGCATAATTGACGATGGCCTTAATTCACCGTGGCATGGCCTGATCTGGTGTAATCCACCGTACTCAAACACTACGCCATGGGCTAGAAAGATGATCGAACATAATAATGGCGTAGCTCTAGTGCCATTATCTAAGTCTGCATGGTTTAACGAAATGTGGGAGGCCTCAGATGCTGGGGTCATCCTATCGCCACGTTTAAAGTTCATACGGGCCAATGGATCACAGGCATCTATCTTTATGCCGGTTATGTTGCATGGCTTTGGATCTGTAGCTGCAGAAGCCTTAAAAAATTCAGGATTAGGCCGTGTTAGGTAACGCCATGCCGTCTGACCTGCGGTTATGCAGATGAACTTGACTCATGCGATACCATCCTGCATCGCTGGGCGAGCCGGCAAGGCCGGAGTAGCTCGCAAGGCGTTGCGGATGATTTGGGCCGGTCTATTGCTTAATGGCCTTATGCCGGCTACAACAGCTAACGCAATAACAGAAAATAAAGAAGCGTACAAGCTATACACCTATGTAAAATTATTTGATTCTAAAGAATTTATATGTGTAAATGCGCTTTGGACCAAGGAAAGTAATTGGTCCAGTACAGCTAAAAATAAAAATAGTAGTGCCATGGGTATTCCACAGCTATTAAAGATGAAGGAAAAGGACCCATATAAACAGATAGATCTGGGCATTAAATACATTAATAATAGATATGGGACTATGTGTAACGCATGGGCATTCTTCAAGTTAAAGGGATACTATTAATAGATGGCATCTAAAGGTAATGATCCTAGAGTTAGTAGGGATTGGAAGAAACGTAGGTTAGAGATCCTATTGAGAGATAACTACATCTGTTACTACTGTGGTGGAGATGCTAATACCGTGGATCATTTGATTAGTGTTAAAATAGATCCTCACTTGGCCATGGATCCGTTAAACCTAGTGGCTTGTTGCAAGCGGTGTAATAGTGCGAAGGGCGCACGATCAGAGGCCTTTTTTTTAGCCAAGAAGGCTACCCCCCATGATTTTCAAGACATCCTCTCCCCAGTGCATAAGACGACCAGTACGGTCCCTGCTGGTCCCGCTTTAGGCCAGCCGAGTATCAGTTGATCCAATAGATGAACAAGTCTAAAACGCCCCTTCTGGGGGCCGTGGAGCCACGATTACATAACAAGCTTCTTAACACTAAAAGCCGGGCTCCAGAGGTTATAGAACTTGCAGAAGCTATCGGATCGCCGGCTCTGGAATGGCAGAAATGGGTACTTAACGACATGCTGTCGGTGCGAGAAGATAATACGTTCATTCGCACAAGTAACCTGCTTCTCTGTGCCAGACAAAACGGTAAGAGCTTTATAGGTCGTATTAGGGCCATCGCTGGCTTAGTGTTATTTGGCGAAAAGAACCAGATTATTATGTCGTCTAATCGTGGCATGGCACTTACAAACTTTCGGGAGATCGCTTACCTATTTGAATCATCCGATTATCTAAGGCCGATGGTTAAGCAGATTCGCTTTGCTAACGGTACAGAATCGATCGAGATACTTCCAAAGTACGGCGGTGGTCGATTAGATGTAGTGGCTTCGACGAGAGATGGAAGTCGTGGTCGCTCCGCATCGTACCTCTGGATCGATGAGCTCCGAGAGGTAGGCAAGGAGGCTTACGCAGCTGCATTACCTGTTACACGTGCCCAGAAGAATGCCCAGAGTTATTTCAGCTCAAATAGTGGCGATGCCTTTTCGGAGGTACTAAATAATTTACGGGAGAAATGCCTTAGTTATCCACCGGAGAGTATTGGATTCTATGAATACTCCGCTCCAGAGTTCGCCAAGATTACGGACCGTAAAGGATGGGCGATGGCTAACCCGTCGCTTGGCACTTTGATCGATGAGAGCAGTATCGAAGAATCTCTGGCTGTAAATACCATTGAGGATTTTCGCACGGAGACTCTCTGTCAATGGATTAGCTCGTTAGCCTCGCCCTGGCCATTCCAGAGCGTCGAAGATACATCCGATTCGAGCCTTCAGCTATCTCCTGGTCCATTAACTATCTTTGGCTTTGATGTTAGCCCAAGTAAACGAGATGCGAGCTTGGTTATGGGCCAGATAACCCCATCCGGCAAGATAGGCGTAGCTGTATTAGAAACCTTCCAGAGCCCAGTAGCTGTGGACGATACCGTCGTAGCAGCTGCTATTAAAAAATGGTCGGATATTTACTTTCCAAGGGTTATCGCCTTTGATAAATACACCAGTCAAACTATTGCTACAAAACTAGAAAGATCCGGATGCGCCGTTAAAGATATATCCGGCCAGACCTTCTATCAAGCTTGCGGTGAGCTTCACGATGCTTTGGCTAATAAAAAAATTATTCACGGTGGCCAGCAAGTTTTCATAGATCACTTCAATAACTGCGCAGCTAAGCAGTCGGATGCAAGCTGGAGAATCGTCAGAAGGCGTAGCGCTGGCCCCGTCGATATTGCCATCGGTGTAGCCATGGTCGTACACCTATTAACCGACCCGCCAGAGGTGGCTCAAATCTATGTTTAGACACGATGGCGAAATACCCGAATATGCTTGATTTTATTGGGAGAATATGCTCATGGGATTATTACAAACGCTTGGCATTCGTAGTACTGCAACGCCTAAAGTCGAAGCGCAATATGCGCCGGCTATTATGGATACATCATACGGTTATGGCTATTTTAATACTGGTACTTCTAATTCTCTAGGCGTTGGATCTATTGGCCGAGATGCAGCTATGCAGGTGCCAACTGTTGCAAGATGTCGTAACTTAATTGCTGGCGTAATTGCATCTTTAGATTTAGAACTTTATAACAAAACTACTGGCAAAGAATTAGGTAAGCCCCGTTGGTTAGAACAACCAGATATCCGCCAACCTAGAAGCGTAACAATGGCATGGACCATTGACTCATTAATTTTTTATAATCTTGCGTACTGGAGAATTACCGAGAGGTATGCAGATGACGGAAGACCATCTCGATTTGAATGGATATCAAATAACCGAGTAACTTATACTACAAATAAATTCGGTACCGAAATCGATCAGTACTTTATTGATGGTTACGAAGTAGCGATGACCGATATTGTAACTTTTCAAGGATTAAATGGTGCAGGAGTTTTACAATCTGGAGCCCGGACTATTCAGGCTTCTTTAGATTTAGAAAAAGCGGCAGCTGTTAGCGCAGCTACTCCAATGCCTACTGGTTATCTAAAAAATACCGGCGCAGATTTACCGGAAGCACAAATATCTGGATTACTTGCAGCTTGGAAAGCAAGCAGATTAAATCGCTCGACCGCTTATCTGACTTCGACTTTGAGTTATGAAACTACAGGATTCTCACCGAAGGACATGACCTATAACGAGAGTTTACAGTTCCTTAGTACGCAAGTAGCCCGTTTAATGGGCGTACCTGCATGGATGGTCAGCGCAGACATGAATAACAGCATGACTTATCAAAATATCTTAGATTCAAGAAAAGAATTTCTGGCTTATACCTTGCAACCTTACATAAGTGCCGTTGAAAATCGCCTGAGTTTAGACGACATCACAAATAATAGAAATGTGGTGCGCTTTGCAGTCGATGATACATTCTTAAGAGCAGATGCTATGGAAAGATTAAATGTAATTGAAAAGATGTTAAATCTTGGTTTAATCGATATCGATCAAGCTAAAGAAATGGAAGATCTAACTCCAGATGGTAATGAATCTGAATTAGATGATGTGGAAGAAGAAGACGATGCTATGGAAGAAGAAGATACGTTAGATCCCGGAAACGAGTTAGGACTATAAATGGAAATTGAAAACATGCACCTTACCTTTGCATCTCAAATTGAATCAAGCGACGCTGGGCGCAGGCTTATATCCGGAGTAGTACTGCCATTTAACACTGTTGGCAACACTTCCGCCGGCCCAGTTAAATTTGAATCAGGATCGGTAGAAATACCAGAAGCTCGCCGGGTAAAACTTCTTGCCCAGCATTCGCAAAATGACCCGATAGGCCGAGCCCAATCCTTTCAAGTTACGCAAGATGCTATTTACGGTACCTTTAAAATTTCGGCATCACAAAAAGGTAACGATTATTTAATCATGGCTCAAGAAGATTTAATTAGTTCATTAAGCATCGGAGTAGATGTGGTACGTGCCAAGAAAGATAAAGATGGCGTATTAGTCGTATCAGCTGCAAAGATGGTAGAGGTTTCCTTAGTCGAAAGCCCGGCTTACGCCGATGCCGTAGTAACTAAGGTAGCTGCTAGCGAAGGCGAAGCAGAAGAAGCAACTCCAACCGAAAAAGAAAGCGAGGCTATCTTGGACAACAAAGCTCCAGAGCCAATCGAAGAAAAGGCG